TGGCGGAGCCACCGCAACGACCGCTGTCGCAAAATCCGTGATCTGGGAGGCGGGGTGACTGTGAGAAGACGCCGCGTAAGACCCGCTGGCCTGCTTTCCGTCCAGAGTTGTCTGGAGGTTGGCAACGTCGGAGATTACGTGAAGGTGTCCCGGCTGCGAAGCAGTGTCGGCTTTCCCAAGGCTAGTTGTAACCGCCGTGGAGAGTCTTGCGTCGAGTAGCGTACCGCTGGTGAGCAAATCCGCGTTTGTCGTAGGGGGCGCTGCCGCAGCGACCGCTGTCGCAAAATCCGTGATCTGGGAGGCGGGGTGTGTGTGAGCGGACGGAGGGAACGTCGAGGGCTTGTTGAGGATTGTCGCCCATTCAGGCGTAAAAACACCGCTACCCAGCCATACAGGAGCGGGGGAAATTACGACTTTTGAAAAGCCGGAATTCTCATTCGTAACGGTTACTGAAATCATTGTACGTTGTTGGTAATGACAGAAACCACTTCAAGGTGGCTAGCCGCAGCCAGAGTCGTAACCATCCCGATGTTTTTGAGGCGAAGATCGTAAAAGTAGGAACCAGCGCGGATGCGCTTCATTTGACTTGCAGGCGCTAGCAACGGAAAAATTCCGGCAGGGTAGCCCGTGGAGTAAGGTACCGTGAGCCGAAGGAGCGCGTCGCGATCGCTGTCGTTCGGCGATTTCTTGATACTAAAAAATAATTGAGAACCCGTTAGGTTCTTTGGAGCGTCATCTTCCTCGATGAGCACCGAGAGACTAAGGCTGTCGCCTTCGGCAATAACCAGTTTGTTTTCTGGATATGTCATTCGTCGTAAAAGTGTGACTGGCGTTTATCTCTGCGATGTTTCTGTTTTTTGGAAAATTGTTTGCTTTTGGATTGCCGCGCATTGTCGCGGCGATCCTCATTGCGCGAGTTCAGATCAATCCATTCCGGAGAATCTTCTTCAGAAAAGAAATCCTGACGGCGCAACTTTGGCACTGTTAAAGAACAACTACGGGCGACGCTTCGAGAGTATCGAGTAGAGTGTAGCTAGGCCCAACACGATACCGACCACTAGAGAAGTGATCCTTAGCCACAGCTCAATCTCGGGGACGAAGGAAACTACGGTTCCGGCTGACGTTGCAAAAATGCCGAAAAGACCTCGTTCAACAGTTTGAACATGCGTTGGAAAATGATCTGATAAGTTCATAGCGCTGTTACCGGGCGGTTTCATACGGGGGCCTCTGCCATACTACGTTCGATCGCGCCCATAAATCCGTCGCCTTCAGCATCGCCGACCATATCGCTTTCGTCTTCCATCTCTTCGTCTTCGTCGGTCTCGGCCTGCGCGACTATAGGAAGTCCGTCGATAGCTTCTAGGGTGAGCTTTCCGTCTTCCATTTTAACAGTTGCTAGCACGTCGAAAGACGCACCTGACTGGCCGTCCTCCGGAGCTTCGAAACCGTTAGGAACCGGAATTTCCAAACCTTTTGGAGCGTCAGGCGTAGGAGTTGCCTCATCTTGACCCGCCGCAATAGCGTCTTCTAGTCCGGGCATGGCCGAATCCTTTGTTTTAGTCGTAGCCATATGTTTATTTTCGGTTGGGTGGGGAGTGAGCCGAGGCCCACCCCCCACCTTAAACCGAACCGTGATTAGGCGTTCGTGCCCTTCCGCTTGAAGCGGATGACGTAGCCGTACTCAGGTTTGAGCGGCTTGGTGCCGTTACTCAGGACAGCTCTGAAATATCCGATCGTCCGATCCGGATTGACAACGCGATCCTGAATGTTCAGCCATTTGAAGTCACCTTTATAGGCAACTGCGTCGAATTTGGTGTTGCCGCCCGGAGCCGTAATGGGCTTCGGAACCATGCTCACAAACACGTCGCGATGGTAAACAATGGCGTCTTCGTACTCAGCGGTTTCATACGCCGGGTTGACAATCCAACCGCGAGCATTAAGCGAAGCGTCCTTGATGTAAGGAGCCACCCGAACCCATGCGGGCTGGGTACCTGCGGTAACCGCGTCTGAATCTGCCACGTAGTTGTACCTTGGAGCAAAGTCGTCAACCATGTGGTAAAAACCACGATAGCTGCGATCAATGCCGAGCGGTGCTAGCAACTCGTTAGCACGAGTGCTGTAACGGAAGTCGTACCGGACATCTCCGCTGTTGTCGCGAATGAGGTTCATCGAAGCCTCGGAACCGAGGATCACGCCGAACTCAGGGCGACCGTCTGCCCGACCGAGCGGATTCATACCAGCGCCGTCGCGAACGAGACGAAGGTAAACCGAATCCAGCATGGCCTGCGTCAGGTTGGCCGCTGCGCCCGCCGCAGTGGCAGGAACAGGCATTGTGCTCGCAAACGTGACTCCCCCGTGGGCTGCGACACCTTTATTTTCGGAGACGCGCATGTATTCGTTGCGATAACGCTCTTTCCAACCATAAGCGACGTTCTCGGTGAGAATGTCGAAGATGTTGCTCAACTGTTCCTTACGCTTGAAGGAATAACGCAGATCATTGATACAGAGCGGGGGACTCTCCAGCGCGTTTTGCTGAAGGTTGTAAGACCGCAGGTAATGACTGAATTCGATGACCGAAGCCTGCGGAACGCAGTTACTTGGGTCGGCGACGACCGTGTTAAACGACACGTTAGCCCACTTCGAAGTGATGTCACCGTCGTTACTCGACACAGACGGCAAAGACCGCCCGTAAGTCAAAACGGAGATTTCTTCGCCCATTTCATCGGGCCAACTTTCTTGTTTGGTGAGTTTGAGCCAAATGCTGGTGTCCAGCACTTTGCGGTGGATGTCGGGACCAATACGATTGGCCTCGGCTTCCAGAATGTTGTTGATTTGATAGTTACTAAAGCTAGCAGGCATAAAGACCTCCTTGTTGATTGTGTTACCCGCGTACACCCAAATGCCACACGGCGTCGGAGACGCGGGTTAGATTCAGTCGGGTGAGCGAAACCGACAAACCTTCACAAAGAAGGAAACGCTCGTAGAAACTGTCAGCGAGTTTTACGACTCCGCAGAGGTCGCACAGGATTTACTGCTCCTGCTAGCATGATGCAACCATCACATACCAAACGGGGTTGTCAAATAAATCTTTCGGTAAGTTAACTATTGTCACTATTTCTATCCCAGTGACGTTCGTTATTACTTACTTAATTACCCACCCACACCTGCTTCGATGGCGTCGAGGAACGACATCCCTTCTGGCGCTTGAGACACACCGCCGTCGGAAGTGCCCGCACCCGCCTTGGGTTTTGCTTTGGTGTACTTGGCAAGGCTGGACTCCAGCTCGCGAACTTTTGCCTGCGACGCCTTCACTTGCTTGAGGACGTTAGGGAAGAGCGCAGCAGCAAAGACACTATAGCTACGCAAATCTTCGGGCGCTTTTTCCAGTGTTAGGACGGCGTCTTTAGCAGTTTCGTATGCTTTTACGCGGTCGGCCTCTGCCATGCTTTTAATGGGGGGCAACTCGCTAAGCCGCTCCCAAACGTTGTCCGCTGCCGCGAGAACAGCTTCACGACGGGCTTCTTCCTGAATTACCGCCTTGTCGCTGTGTTCTTTTCGTTGCTGCTCAGAAAGGGTTTTGGAATTCTCGCGGTACCACGACTTTTTTTCCATGACCGCCCGCATACCTCGCACTAAAAGATGAAGTTCTTGCTGGTCGAACGAGTTCATCGCGGAAGCCGCGTCGGTAAGCTCTTCTGTCGGGCCTCCAGTTTCCGCGCTTTCTTCGATAGCCCGCTCCAACAGACGCTTGGACACGCTATACTTTTCCGACAGCGTGCTCACGCTGCGAAGGGTGTCAACCAAGGGCTTGATCACGTCTGTTTTGTATTGGGGCGTAGATTCGATGGCGACGGTCGAAAGCTCCGAGGTCATCTCCTCAACTTGAGACTTTAAGGCTTTGTTTTCCTCTTCCAGCTTAGTGAGCTGCGGCGTCTCTGTTGTGGCGGCGGTCGTGGGGGTGCTCTTGAGACTTTTAATCTCTCCCTTTAGGGCTTCGAGCTGCGTGCTTAGCTCTCGGTTTTTGACCCGGTACTCTTTGAAAGCCCGTCGGGCTTCCGCGCTCATGTTTTTAGGATCGGTGTCTGCCTCGCCTTTGTCCGGCTCGGTTTGTTCCGCTTCGGCACTAGTGTCTTTTTCCGTGCTGTCTTTGTCAGATTCAGAAACGTCTTTATCAGACTCAGCAGGCTCTTCGTTAAACACCCCGTCTAAATGATCTAGCCACGAAGCGGAACTACTGTCGTTCGAGGTCTCCGGCGTTGTTGGCAGGCTGGGCGAGCTATCCTGCGCGGTTTGAGTGGTTTGGACGTCAGTAGGCTGAACTTCTGACACGGCTGCGTTTGCTTCAGTGGACATAAAATTTGACTAGGTTGTAGGCTTTTTCCAAGGGGTAAGCTCGTGTGCTTCCGGCTTTAGCGGAGTGACGGCGAGGGCCTGAAAATTGCGGAGGCATTCAAAGTAACCCTCGCGACGAGCGTTGATCAAAGCCCCGTGCTGGATCGGGTCTGTTCCATGTGGAACAGGTCGCATGATTGGTAAGCCGTGTTCTTGTAGGACGGCAACGGCACTTTGCATTACCTCAGTGTTTAAGGATTGCCTAAAAAGAAGCACTTGATCCTCGTGTGCGTACCACTCTGCTAAAGTCATAACTTAAAAACTAGATACTTTACTGGCGGTTTCGGCGTCTTTGAGTGACATTTTTTGGCGAGCCTCGGCCATCCGAATAGCCATTTTAGTTTCTGCCGCTTCTTGCATTAGTTGCAGTCTTAAGCGGTGCTCCGCAACTTTTGATTCCAGTTTGGGATCAATCTGGGGTTGCTGGGGTGCCGCCTGTGGAGCTGCACCTTGAGCGGGGTCCATTTGGCTAGCGTCTTGTGCAGCTTTACGCTGCGCGGCTTGAACTTTTCGCAAACCGTTAGTAACCATTTCCCCGAGGTTTTGCAGGGCCTTTCGAAGCGCTGCGGATTCTTCGGCAAGGAGTTTTTCTTTGGAGGCCTCCGCGACGTGTGGTTCGGTATGAGAAAAACAACGGGAAAGGAATTCGATAACTTGTTCGACAGGTACCTGACCTTGATCCACCGCATCGGCAACTTCGCTCATGGCTGCGATGTGGATGCGGGCGTGAACAATGTGGTTGTCAGTCGGGAGGATCATCATGTCGCTGCCAGAGCGCATCACGGCATTCTCTAGGTCAGCAAACCTCGTGTCGATTGGGGGGCGACCGCCCTCAGTCGGTTTTGGCGCGTAGCGGTCTGCCGCCTCATAGCCAATGCGAGCAGCCACTCGATCGCGTACAAGATTTTGACGACCCACGTCATCCAACGAGCCCATCATCTCTGTGAATTCGTTCAGGGCCAACGTTCTCATCTGCTCGGATCCGTTGCCAATAGCTCGGACAGCTTTGACTGATGAGACGTCCACCGCGTGGATCGCTTCACTAGGAACCCCTCGTTTAAGACAGCGCTTGCGAAACTCCATCACAGCCCGACCGCCCGATTCTAGCACGTTGTAGTCTCGGCGAATGACTCGGCTTACAACTGACCGAAGAAGTCGCGTCCACGGTTCGTAAAACAAATTCAGGGAAGCAGTGGATACCCTAGACTGAGCTGAAAGCTGGGCTTGAACCTCGAAGCGGGTGCGCTCTTTGCTCCCAGCGAAATTTTCACTGACGTTGTACTGCCCGACTTTTTTGGAAACGATGTCCGCCATGTCGTTCAAAACGGGCATGACGTTCTTGGAAAAGTCCGGCACTGAACGCTCGGCAATGTCGAAACCGGGGTTTAGCACGGCATAGGGGCCGTAGTAAGTGAACGCCAAAGAGTCGAGGGCCTCCTCGGTTTGGGGCACAATGAGCAAGCTGCTTGCTAGCATTGACCCATCCACGAGCTGACTACGGAGGCGGTTAGAAACTTGAATGTGCGGGAAAATGCGGTGCCCTAATCCTCGAATGCTATGGAAAAAACCATTGGTGCCAATCCCGTAGGGGAACACCACAAAAGCGTGGCTTGGAGACTCAAAACGGGAAGAGCATTGGTACAAAAATACGTTGTCGATGTCGCCTTCGTCAGCCTCTAACGCGATATAATGACTTACAGAGCCGTCAAACTCCTGCACCCAGCCGTGGATGACCTTCACTTCTGAAGCGGTCGCGTAACTATGATAGAGGTCGTTGTTCTTGACCTCCGTCTGAAACTGTTCCCAGTCACCAAACCCAGCGTTGCTTGTGTGCTTAGGCTGCGCTTCCATGATGGCTTTGCGAGTAGCCTCTACGTTCCAGCCCGCTTTGATCGCGGTTTCTTCGTCCTCGATGTACCGGAAAAGTTGTTGCGCTTGGAACGAGCGGCGGGCAACGGCGACCTCCAGCTCCTGCTCGGAAGCAAGCGTTTTGCGCGGCATGAGGAAATCTCCAAGCCCGATGACTTTCCAGCGCCAGTCTACGTCGTCCTCAAACAGGGCGATGCCCACACCGTGAGCAATAAAATGATGAGCTAGCAGCAAATAGTTGTAATGAAATTCCGGCCAGCTCCGGAGCATCTTGGTCAGCTCCTCCGCCATGATCGGCTCCCACTCAGCGCGTTGGGCTTCAGACCCGATTGTCGTTTTGAGCGTAACTAAGTTTTCGACAGCGTTTAGCAAGTCCACGTATTGGCCGACTGAGGCTTCTAGCATGGAAGATGCTTCGTCGAAATTTAGGTTGCACCGGAACGCTTGGCCTGTTGCCCGCAGTTCGACTTCATCGTAAGGGGGCTGGCCGTCAAACATAGCCTGCACTTCAGAGCGATGTTCGGAAGCGCGGCGGTCGGCTTCGCGCAAGCGAACGTAAATTTCTCGCAAGCTGTGGGCGTCCTTTACGCGACTACACGGCGGAATCCCCTCCTCATTGAGAGTGGGAACAAGTAGGTCAGATGAATGGGAGACGGTAACGCTCAAAACGTGAAGTTAGTGAGGTAACATATACCCCCTAGAATGTCAAACGCAAGTCCTTTCCCAGTAGATAGGTTCACCGAACGGCTGGTTGCTACCTGATTGAACTTGTCCATGATCTTGCGCTTTGCCGCCCGTCGCCCTCCGAAATCACTGCCGTAGCCGACGGGGTCCGCCGCCATGCCGTGCCGCTGTCGGGCAAGATCGAGCATGATAAAAGCTGCGTCAGCTACGTCGGGAGACTTGCCTGTTCGCTCTTTCATCTCCGACTTGGGTTCGACTCGCAGACGCAAAGTGCCGCTCTTATCGGTGATGTAACGTCGCTCGCACATTTCGCGTGCTAGCTCCTTGCAAATACCCCGCACCTGTCCCGTCCGCATTAGCTCTTTCGCGGAAAACCATAGCTCCGTAACTCTGTTGGCATATCGTTCATCTGACAAAGTGCGGTCCGTCAGAGATACTGGGAGCTTGCTTGCCCTACCGCCAAAATGAACACGGAGAACATCCCGGCTCCACAAGGCGTCTACGATGTCCCCGAACGGGTTTCCCGCTCCGGTCGCATCGTAAGCGGCGTTGCGGGGGGACACGCCCTCTTGCTCGCAGCGGGCCCGGAACTGCCGAACGATCTGGTAAGCACGGGGCTCCTTGGAGGAAACATCTTCGGAGAGAGGTTCAAAACGATCGAAACAGACGATACGTACCTTAGTATTTGCGTCGGTCCCGACATAGCCGAAATACAGGATGCTTCGATCCCCCCCGTTGGTGAATGCGGGGTCTAAAGCTGCGATCGGGGTGGGGGGAGCCAGCCAAAGAGGGGGCGCGTCGGCTTGTGTTTTAACAATGTCGGCCTCTGCGTAAATGGAATCCTCCGAACCGCTGGGGCACCAAAACCCACGGAACATGCGCCAGTAAGCCACGGACTTCTCGCCGAATTTCTGGCGGGCGTCTTCAAGTTTGTCCTCCGTAATCATCCACGGATAGATGGTCCGGCCTGCAAGAATGTTCGGGCTTTTGGTTCCGTCTAAGTGGATGCAGACTCCACGTTCGGTTTGCCACTCCTCGTCATTAACGGTGACCGTTGCCCAACCGCCCTTGGGCTGTGCTAGCAACCCGAACGCGTCGTAGTAGGAGTTGGGGTTGCCGAGGCCCACGAGCTGAAAGTAGGGGTTGGCTGAAAGGTTCGAATAGGCCGCTTGGAGGATGGCCTCGGACAACTCGGGCAACTCGTCGGCAATGAGGAAGACCCGCTTCTGTTTGAGGCCGATCAGCTTGCCGATGGCCTGTTTTTCCTTGGACCGTTCGGCGGCAACGAGGGTGATCCCCGCCTTGTCCGAGAGAGACTCCCCGCTGCCGTCCTCAAAACGAATCTGACCGACCGAGTCCACCAATTTGCCGGGGAGGCCCGGCACAGCCTGCCAGTACTCCCGGATCGAGCCCCAGATCCGTTTTCGGGATTCTTTAAGGGTGGTCGAGGTCACCAGCACCATCGTTTCGAGAGGGGCCGCGATGTAGTTGACGATAGCCCAAACCGCAAAAAAGTCGGTTTTCCCTGAAGAGGCACAACCCGCCACAGCCAAATAGTTCGTGCGGCAAGCGCCCTCCAGCATTTGATCCGCCCACGGATGCCACGTCCACGGTTTCGGAGAGGTTGGGTGCCAGAGGACGTTGACAATATTGCGGAAATGTCCAGCCTTGCCGAGGCCTCCCTGCTCTAGGGTCCGATCATGGCGAAAACAGTACAATTCGATGTTCAGCGCATCCACGCCCTCGGGCCATGTGCGGCCATAACGAGTAACTCCCATGAGCGTAAGCAGGTAACATATAGGAGACGACAAGTCAAATATACCGGGAAATCGACGGTTTCGTTTCTAACGGATGTGTTTTCTGATCGGGGGGTCAAAATGACTGTCCCCCTAGTGTCCCCCTCGAAAAAAGAATGGCTCAGCTTTTCAATGCAAACCCCTGTTTATCAACCTTTTGTCGGCGTGGTGGAATGGCAGACACATCGGACTTAAAACCTGTTGGCAAGTCTGCATATACCCACATATACCCCCGGAAGCGGCTTAAAGCGAGGGCCTTGCACACAAGTCTTCGCAAGAGAGGAAATAAACAACGGTATAAATATCAACGAGTTACGACAATTTGCACGTAACTTGTGTCCCCCTCGTGGATAAGGGGGGACAAAAAATAAATCGAAAACATTGAACAAACCAAATATGTCCGTGTCTTATACCATTACCAACCCTGCTGCCTTGATGAAAATAAAACCCCTGTCTTTTCCCCGCGTCATTAAAACAGCACTCGGAGCCGTCCGGGTGTACCGTGGTCAAAACGGCGAGAAGATCGAGCACGTCGTCCATTGGAGTGTTGCGGGGCAGCGTAAACGTGAGAAGTTTGCGGATGCCGGACGCGCTGTAGCAAGAGCGGAAGAAGTCGCGGCGGACCTAAACAAGGGGCGGCTAGAGCGAGCGTCAATGTCGCCTGCGGACATTGCGGAGTTTAGAGCAGCCAAAGTTCTTCTGGCGGGGTCTTCTCTCTTGAAAGCTGCTGAGTTTTTCGTGGAAAGCAACGCTGGGGTAAGCCAAAAGACGGTAAAAGAAGCGTGCGATCACCACTACAGCGAGTTATCAATTAGCGGAAGCGATCGGCACAAGACTAGCACCAAGTCCAAGCACCTTTTTATTACGCAGGAATTTGGGAGTCGTATCATATCCAGCATCACCCGCGACGAGATTGTTTACTTCCTCAAAACGGCCTGTTGCCGCCCGAAGCACTTTCGGGGTCGGGCGCTTAGCGGAAAATCTCGCAACAACTTAGCGAACACGTTCACGGCGGTGTGGAACCACGCTCAAGCTCGAATGGGAGCGATGCCAAAAAACATCCCCCATGCGGCGATGGAGCTTCCTACTTTCGAAGAAAATCAGGAAAAGAGCGTCTACACCCCCGAAGAGTTGGGGAAACTGCTGGAATACACCCGACTAAAGACTCTGTCCGGCGAGATTCCTAAGTGGGTACTAGCCGCGCTCGCCATCAAGGCGTTCACTGGAATTCGCACGGCAGAGCTTGAACGACTGCAATGGGAGGACGTCCGTGTTGAATCCCAAAGCATTCTTCTTCATCGGGGACTGACCAAAACCAAAGAGGGGCGGCGACTCCCCATCCGACCCGCTCTTGCCGAGTGGTTGGCGTTGTGCAGCAAAAGCTCCGGTCGCATAACGGAGGGGAGTTTCTTTGACTACACCCGGACCATCGCGACAGGAGCACTCGGCGGCGGAGCTAAGTGGGGCCACAACGCGCTGAGGCACTCTTTCATCTCTTATGCAATGGCGGAATGTGGTAACGCCGCGCTGGTATCTGACCAGAGCGGAAACTCAATCCGGATGATTAAGGCCGTCTACCAAACACTAGCCGTTCCTGAAGATGCTTGTAAATATTTCAACCTCAGCCCGAAAGGAGTTGCCTAATTTCGAACGCTTGACAACGGAAAGCCCGTATGCAAGTCTTCCACACCATAAAAGCTGCCTCTGAGCTTTTTATCAGAAAATACACACGATGCCTAATCAGATAAGCCCAAACACGAAACGTGTCACGTTTTGTGTTGATAAATCAGACTACACTAAAATTGAACGTCTCGCGTCAGAAAGCGGACTTAACACATCGGAACTAATTCGCGAAGCCCTGTGGGAGTACGTCGTAAAGAACCAAGACTCTGAGTTTGTTCAACTGCGACGCAGTCCTGCAAAAAGCAAATTTATACGCGCTCGGTACAAGCGTTAGGTTTTTATCGCAGTAACATAAATACTAGTGTAAACCCGTCCGCAAATGTGAGACCCGCCGTAGACCTTCATAATAATTCTCTATGCCCACTACAAGCCCACTACACCACCAAAAAGAAAAACCAAAACCATCCACCAAAGTCACAGTTCGATTAACCGAAGAAGAGCACGCGCTTCTAAAGAAATACGCGGATAAACGCGATATTTCCGTCTCCGAGTTGCTGACTGAAATTGCCGAAAATATAGCGCAGTGAGTGCTCGCCGCCCCGTTCTAGCAATCGACCCCGGCCTCACGGAATCCGGTGTTGTGTTGTGGGACGGGGCGGCAGTCCTTTCGACTGGGGTCGTCCCCAATGAACGCGTTCTTGTCATGCTTAGCGAATGCTCACACCCAGTTGCCTGCGAAATGATCGCTTCCTACGGGATGGCTGTTGGCAAAACAGTCTTTGAGACCTGCGTATGGATCGGAAGGATGGCTCAAACGGCCTACGACAAAAAAGTGGACTTTAACTTTATCTTTCGCCAAGAGGTCAAACTTCACCTTTGCCACTCAACCAGAGCCAAAGACAGCAACGTACGCCAAGCTCTGATTGATCGTTTCGGGGATGTCGGCACAAAAAAAGAGCCCGGCCCCTTGTTCGGAGTCAAATCCCATGCGTGGGCCGCGCTCGCTTTGGCTGTCACTTTCCACGACAAGGTATATGCGACCAGCACATCGTCTAAATGAAAAAGGTTAAAGGAGGCGTTCAGGTAATTCGTCGAAAGCTGGGGAGGGAGCAAGCCGACGGCCTCTGCACTTTCGACGGGAAGGTTCATGTGGACGAGCGGCTGCGGGGCATTCACCACATGGAAACCCTGCTCCATGAATTGCTGCACCACGAATTTCCATTTTTTGATGAGGAATTCGTCGATCAATCCGCAAAAAGCATGGCAACAAGCATGTACGACGACCAGTGGAGGAGGGTGGAACAATGAGAGGTATCCTCGAATTTAAGCTGCCGGAAGAGCGTGAGGAGTTCAAGCTAGCACAGCAGGGGGTGGCTTGGAAAATCGTTGTCTGTCAACTGCTGGAGTTTCTCAGAAGCGAAACAAAGCACAGCGACCACAGCGCTGAAGAGTACGCGGTCTTTGATCGAATTCGCCAACGCCTGCTAGAAGACCTCCGAGATCGAGAGCTTTCAGTTTGGTGAGGATAGGAAAAACAACACTTACGTCTAAGTAATGACATTTTTTCCGCTTCTCATCTGCACGGTCTGCTACGTCCTAACCTCAGTGGGGTTTTTCCGGGAGGGGCAAACAGGAATGGGCATCGCATTTTTGGGATACACCATCGGGAACCTTGGATTTCTTTACATAGTAGTCATCGGGTCTCGATGAAAGAGCTTTACCCCATTCAGACAGCTAGTCGAAATCGTTTACTCTTCGCCATTCGCGAATACCGATCGGCGCTGGACGCGAGTGAAACCGGGACAGGTAAGACTATTGTGGGGGCCGACGTAGCCCGAGAGCTAGCACGCCCCACGTTGGTTGTGTGCCCGAAAATTGTTATCCCCTCATGGAGGCTCGAACTGGAAGAACGCGGCGTCCCGACTCTTGCGGTGATTAACTACGAGAAACTCCGCACAGGGACCACGGAGTTTGGTCGCTGGGAAGGGAAGCGGTGGGTGTGGGAGCTTCCAGCCGACCCTTTAATCATCTGGGACGAGGTGCATCGCTGTCAGGGGACGGCAACCAAAAATGCAAAGATGCTGATTGAAGCCAAACCATTTTTGAATCTGTGCTGTTCGGCCACGGCTGCCGAGGACCCGACGGAAATGCGGGCGCTCGGCCACATCCTCGGACTCCACATTTTGACCAACTTTTGGTCGTGGGCCCAACGCAACGGGTGTTTCCGAAATCGTTGGGGTGGCTTTGAGTTTCGCGGAACCCCCGAGCTTTTAGGAAAAATAGCGGGCGAGATCTTCCCGGCACGCGGGTCGCTGGTGACTAAAGCCATGTTAGCGGACAAATTTACCGAAACTCAAATCATCACAACGCCCCTTGAAATCGGCGATGGGCAGGTTCAAAAAATTTACGCGGACATGGAGCGCGAGCTTGTCGAACTGGAGAGCCGTTCGGCTTCCGACAAGAAAGGACACGAGCACGAAAAATTGACAGCCATGTTGCGTGCGCGTCAAAAGGTGGAACTGTTGAAGGTGCCCGTTTTCGTAGAACTGGCCGAAGATCTCCTGCGCGAAGGATTTCACGTCGTGGTTTTTATCAATTTTGACGCTACCGCTGAGGCCCTTCGTGAGCGGCTAAAAGGGCCTGACATCATTCGCGGGGGCCAAACAGCGCAGGAGAGAGAAAACATCATCGAAAGATTCCAAAACAATGAAAGCAAAATCATCCTCGCAAACATCGCCGCTGGCGGAGTGGGAGTCTCGCTCCACGACACCAAAGGCGGGCATCCGAGGGCAGCGATCATCTCGCCGTCTTGGAACGCCAAAGACCTCGTCCAAACGCTCGGGCGGGTCCACCGCGCAGGGGGGAAAACACCGTCCCTGCAAAAGGTCATCTTCGCTTCTGGCACCATTGAGGAAGAAATTGAGCGAAGTGTGCGCGGCAAACTCCGGCAGTTAGAAATCTTAAATCCGGCGCAAGAAAGTTTGAACGATTTGACTTTTTTTGAGTCGGGTATATGCTACCAGTCTACAACCCTGCGGAAGCCCACCACGCCCATGCCCGTCCCACAAGTTAAAGTAGAAGCCGACGAACGCCCACACGCGGAATTTAGCCCAAGCGCCCTCAAATACTTTGAGCGTTGCCCCAGCTATTTTCGCCGAGAGGGAACTAACGAAATCGCGGAGCGCGGAACGCGTATCCACAATGCTTTGGAGACGGGTGACTTTACCAAACTCCAAGACGATGATGAGGTAAACGTCGCCAACATTTGCCGCAGCTTTGTTGCCGACCTAGTCCACTCCAAGGGCTGGAAGCAAATTGACCGAATTAACGAGCTGCGCCTCGACATCGACCTCGGAGACGGGACTTCAACTTTTGGGACTTGCGACGTTTTTGTGCAAAGCGGGAAGCAGGCCCTGATGGTCGATTTCAAGACGGGGTGGGGGAAGATCGACGATGCCGAGGAAAACGCCCAAGCCCAAGCCTACGTTTTGGGGGCGCTCCAGCGTTTTCCGGAGATTGAGACCCTCGAATTTTACTTTGCCATCCCACACAGGGATGAAGTCTCCTTCGCTACCTACACTCGTGCCGACATGGGGCGCATCGCTCTGCGGTTTAACACCGTGATTCGGAAGGCCCAGTTAGCGCGGCAGGGCCAGCTCGATGTTAAACGGGCGTTTAATCCGGGGCACGGGCTGTGTGAGTACTGCGGGAAACAAAGCGTTTGTCCGGCTCTTGCTAGCACCATGTTGGACATCACCAAGCGCTATGAGGGGCACAACATCACTGTGCCGGAGACCGTCGATGCACTGCAAACGAACGACCCCAAGATGCTAGCAGAGCTGTTGAAGCTGGCCCCGATTGCGGAGGCTTGGGCTTCCTCGATACGGAAGCGGTGCATTGATTTAGCGGTCCAAGAGGGTGTCGATTTTCCCGGATTTAAGCGGATCGAACGCCGCGCTGCCCGAAAAATTCTCTCCGCACACGGAGCTTACCTTCAGGTCAAAGACGTCATGCCTGTGGACGAATTTCTGAAGGTGTGCGAGAGCGTGTCGATCAGCAAGCTGGAGGACGTTTTTTCGAGTCATGCGCCAAAAGGAAAAAAGGCCAACTCAAGACAAGATTTAGAATGTCGGCTCAAAGACGCTGGCCTTCTGAAAGAAGAACAAGGGTTTATCTACCTGAAACAGATCAAGTAGCGCCCTTAACAACAACAACACAAAACATAACAGAAATAGAAATAATATGCCTACAATGTCATTTAAGAAAACCGTGGAGGATGTCAAAGCCTCCGAAGCCTCGGGTAACGCCGAGATCATCGAAATCACAGAGGAGACCGCGCTGGTGCCTTCTCCCAAAAAGGAACTAGCCAACCTGACCAACGTGGCAGGTGACGTCATCGGGGAGTTCGACACCAAAGACATCCGCCTACCTTACCTACGTATCGTCCAGAAAATTTCTGACGATGCTTCGACGTTCGGGTCCGGCAGCATTCTCTTCAACGGGGAAGTCAAACTTGCTACCGAGGGAAATCCCATTCGGATGACTTTCGTCCAAATGCAAAAGTTCTATGAGGAGAAACTCCCGATGCAGGCCGAAAAGCGCCCGCTCATTTGTGACACCGCAGACGAGGTGCTCAAAGCTGGGGGTTCTTTCAACATGAAAGACGAACATTACTTCGCCGAGGTCGTCATGCTTCGCACGGTGTTGGAGCGCCCAGAGACGATCTCCGAACAGGACAGCCTGCTATTCCCGTACAAAGGGCCTAACGGTAAATGGTACGCGATGGCGCTTTGGACAGCTCGTGGGACGGCCTACGGTCAGACGGGTCCGGTCCTTTACACGGCCAGCCTCAACTTCCTCGCCGAAGGGCTCTACCAAGGTGAGTGGAACGTGAGCACCGAGAAGCGGACTAACTCGAAGGGTTCGTGGCACGTCCCGTCGCTACGCTTCAACGGTAAGCACGAAGGCGAGATGCTCAACTTCATGTTGGGTCTTTCGGGTCGGAAATAAGCAACCCCCATATACCATAACCAATGCAAAAAATTCGTAAAACATACGAGCGAGTAATCGTGTGGCTCATTGGGACGCTCGCACAAACGATTGTCCGGCCCGGAAACATCCCGTTAGTGCAGCTCCTCAATTTGCAACCGATCATGCACGTAATTCGAGGCGACAACGGTGTGCGTTTCATCGGCATCTACTGTGACTCACTGTGGAAATCTTTGAACGGGTTTCCCAAAATGGGCTTGGGCCGCGATGACATACAGTCTATTAGCCTGATTCAAGAGACGGATGACGTTACTGCTCCCAAACGGAAAAGCCAAACCCGCCGCAGGGCATCTAAACGATGAGCGTTCAAGTCGAAGAAGTGCTCACCTACAGCCCCGAGGCGTTTGTTGAGGCGACGTTGGCAGATCTGGCAAACAAGCTGGGTCTTCAGACCGAAATGGGGAAATCCGCCCTCAAGGTCGCGCTGGAGAATATCAAGCTGCTGGATAGAAAACAGCAGGACTATGGCTCCGGGAACATAACGACCTTCGGTGAGAAGGGTGTGCTGGTCCGCTGCGTGGACAAAACGGAGAGGCTTAAACAGCTAGTGTGGAAGTCCAAAACCGCCAAAAACGAGACTATTTACGACTCGTGGCAGGACCTAGCCAACTATGCCGTTATAGCCCAACTCTGCAACCAAGGGGACTGGAAGTAAAATTTCGTGGGAAGAGCGTATGCTAGCCGGAGAGATTCCGGCAGACGTGTAAAACGCGCTGGCGTCGGCCTTGATCGACGCACGGGTGGCGCGGCAGGCATGGTGAAACAAAGCTCTTCCCACGAACTCCCTCAGCCCCCGCGCTACACCAATCATCAGCAGTCGGAAATCGTGGAGATGTTTGTAGCGCAGGAGTTAATCGGTCAGGGCTGGAACGTGGCTTATCCGAGATCGTCTCACAGCATTTTCGATTTGATCGCTGTGCGAGGTGCGAGAGCGCTCCGGATTCAGGTCAAAAGTACACGTAAGCGGGTTGGGCGGAGACTGCTCTTTGACACGACCCGATACCAAGCTAAAGCCGAGAAAGGAGCCCGAAAAATTATTTCCTGCAACGACTGTGACGTCGCCGTTTTAGTCAGCGTGATGAATATGGAGCTGTTTGTCGTCCCAGTCTCTGACATCCGAACCTGTCATTTTACAATTAACGAAACTAATTACCCTAAATACTTCCGCAAATTTTCCAATCTCCGACCATGCAAACCCTAACTTACGCTATCGACTTTGAAACCTATTACTCCAAAACCGTGGGAATCACCGAGCAGGGGCTTTGGCATTATCTCATGCATGACGAGTTTGACGCTTATCGTGTGAGTATTGTCGGGTCTAATGGTTTTCAGTTTGTCGGGCATCCCAAGGATGTCGATTGGAAGATGATCGCAGAGGCCGACTTGTGGGTCTCCCACAACGCGAGCTTTGACGAACCCGTATACCATTTTTTACAGCAGACAGGACGCATTGACGCGTCGGAAAAAACTCCGGTGTGGCATTGCACGGCGGACCTAGCAGCATCGCTGGGTAGCCCCCGATCTTTGAAACAAGCGGCGTCTGTGTTGCTCGGAGTATCAACTTCCAAGGATGTCCGGGATGCCATGAAAGGTAAGCGGTGGGATGACATGACGCCGGAGTTTCAAGCGGACGTTGATGCGTACGCTCTGAAGGATGCCGAACTTTGTCTACAACTGTGGACGGATTGGCAGCACGAATGGCCGGAGCACGAGCGCCTGATCTCTCACCAAACAAGAGAGATGGGCGCAGAGGGACTGGCAATCGACCGGAGTCGTGTGGAGGACGCGGTCAAGACACTGCGGGGTCAGATCTGGGAGGCCGAGCAGAACATTCCGTGGGCCGACACGGACGCCAAGATTCTCTCGCCAAAAGCCCTCGCTCTCGAATGCCGGAAGCACAGCATTGAACCCCCGTCGTCGCTAGCCATCGACTCACCGGAGTGCGCTGAATGGGAAGAAAAATACGGGGACCAATACCCGTGGGTGGGGGCGATGCGGAAGTTCCGGCGTTGCAACGCGCTTCTTAAAAAAGTGGAAAACATCGAGCAACGCATCCGGCCCGACGGGCGGCTGACCTATTCACTCATGTATTGCGGGGCTCACACTGGACGATTTTCCGGAGGGGGTTCCGGCATCAACTTTCAAAACCTACCGAGGGAGGAACTCTTTGGGGTAAATCTCCGCAGCATGATTGTCGCGCCGGAGGGAAAAAAACTGATCATTGCCGACTTAGCCCAGATCGAACCTCGCGTGCTAGCGTGGTTTAGCGAGGACTGGGACACGCTCAAAATGGTGAAGAGCGGGGTCGATATTTACGAGGCCCACGCTCGGATGACCATGAGTTACAACTTGGAGATCCCACTCAAGGTGGCGGCGGAACAAGACGAGCACTATAAGAAGATGCGCCAGTTGGCGAAAGCTCGCGTTTTGGGTTTAGGCTACGGCTGCGGTGCCGACAAGTTCGTGGTCGTAGCAAAGGTTGTGGCTGGACTGGACATCACACGGGATGAGTCCGAGGTCATTGTAAGAAACTGGCGCGAGAGCAATCCTAAGATCACGGCGTTCTGGAAGGATTTAGAAAACCATTTCCGTATGCGGGTTCCGGAGCCCGTCGAGTTTGAGTTGCCCAGCGGTCGCAAACTCAGATACCGCCAGCCCGAGTCTGTCGCAGGTAGCCTTACGGCCCGCATCCCGCGTCAGGGCAAACTGATCCCGGTGCGAATCTGGGGGGCGATACTCTGCGAAAACATTATTCAAGCCGCGAGTAGAGATGTTTTTTGTGAAGGGGTCCTGCGTCTAAAAGCAAATGGCTACAAGGTAATTTTGACCGTGCATGACGAGGTGGTGGTCGAAGCCGAGCCCCACCAGAAGCCAGCAGACGTTGTGCGACTTCTCTGCGAAACCCCTTCGTGGATCTCAGGACTCCCCATCGACGCAGAAGCCTCCGAAGCCCAAATCTACACCAAATAAGCAGCAACCCGCATATACCTACCATACCATGCCCTCGTTATTCTCACTCCCTAATCTCCGCAGCTCGACTGTGGTTCCCTGCGAACCGTGGAAGCACACCAACAAACGACCGCAGTTTGCTGACAAGGAGGCCTTTCGCAAGTGGTGCGCTGAGGCCAACACCGACTGGTTGTTCTACTCCACAGTGGAGGGGACCAACGCCAACGTGCGGGTCTCCCGCCAGAATCCAGCCCTAAAACTCCACGGCATTGTCGCCGACTACGACGCGTCTATTTCCATGACCGAGATCGCGTCCCTTATTGACAAGAACGCGCCGATCAAGCCGAACTATTTTTCCCAGACCTTCTCCGGAGGGGCGAGGCTGGTCTGGCTCTTCGAAGAGCCTTCGTACATCGACAACGGTAAAATTTCAGAGAACTTCCTCAAGGTCGCGGGGAAGGAACTCAAGCTAAAGAGCCTGATGCCGGGGTTCGACCCAGCTTCGCTTGAGACCTCTCAGTACTTCGAGGTCGGCGAAAACTGGATGGAGGTGACGGGAGTCCCGTTTATTGACCCGACAACGATCGGGTTCTGGATGCACGAGGCCTGCAAAAAAGTTGACGTGTCTACTCAAGGAACCGAGATCCCCGTGGAATTGATTCGTGAGGAGTTGGATCTCCAGTTTCCGGGTCGCTGGACTGGGGACTTTAACGTTGGTACTCGCGGCCCCCTGTTCTGGATAGCAGACGGCATCGACCGCGTGGGCTGTGAAGTGGCGACCACCGGAATGATCTGCTACTCCTCCCGCGCCGGAACGAGCTTCGCGCCGTGGGACATGATTTTCGGCAAATCTTTCGTAAAGGGCTTTGAAGCCAAAAAGTACGGGGCTGTCATCGACCAGTTCTTTTACGACGGGGCTTACTACTGGTGGAAGAAAGACGCTGGGGATTGGCGCTCAGCCAATAAGGAAGACACCGTGCTGCATCTGAAGGTTGCCCACAAGATGACCTGCAAGACTAAGCAGCACGAGACGGCCAGCGAAGTAGAGCGCATTCTGCACACGATTCAAAGCACCAAGCACATAGATGCCGCTATTCCGTTTCTCTTTAACAAAAGCCTCATTGTCGAAAACAATGGCTTGCGTCACCTCAACATCGGTCGCCGGAGCGTCATGCAACCTGTCGAGGCTGACCATCCGCTGGCGTGGGGAGAGAACTTCCCGTGGCTGGCCGACTTCTTTGACAAGAGCTTTGAGCCGACAGATCAGAAACATTTCCTTCTCGAATGGATTCGCCGCCTGTATGCCCCAGCGCTCGGGGGTCAACTCCAGCCGGGACACACCCTCTTCATCGCCGGACCGCACGGGCGGGGTAAGTCGTTTTTCGGTATGCAGATCCTCCGCCAGATCATGGGAGGTGGCACCGACGCGTCGTCGTTCTTGATGAGCGAGACCTCTTTTAACAAGGAGATGCTGGAAGTCGCCGTGTGGAACGTGGATGACGGAACCTCGTCCACAGACTGGAAGAGCCATCGACGCTTTTCTGAAATGGTCAAGAAGGCTGCGGCCAACCAGTTCTTCGCCTACCACCCGAAATACCGGGACGCCCAGACCATGCCGTGGCGCGGTCGGGTGGTCGTGACCCTCAACGATGACCCGCAATCCCTCAACCTAATCCCGTCCACCGACGGAACGATCATGGACAAGATGATGCTTTTGAAAATGTCCCCGGTGTTTTCGCCCGTGTTTTCGCCGGATCAGGACGCCAACAATAATATGATCGCCCGAGAGCTGCCGTGGTTTCTGCGCTGGCTACTCCAGAACGGGCCCGACAAAGCGATCAAGGCGTCCCCGAGATTCGGTTTCGAGCCTTACCACCACCCGATCCTAGTTCAGGCTTCCTTGGATCAAAACCCGTCGTTCCGGTTTATCGAGACGTTGGATGTCTTTCGGGCCGAGTACAAACGCCATCACGCCGACAAATCCCAATTCGAGGGGACCGTCACCGAGCTGCTACGCGAGATCAACAAGGTCGAGGGCCTCAAAGAGATCAACCGCGAGCACGCCGGAGTCGTCGGGCGTTGGCTTCATCAACTCCACGCCCACGTTGACTGGCTCCACGTCCCGCGAACCAAAGACGGTCGGACCCTGTGGAAAATTATTCTGCCTTAAATATATGAAACCTGCCCTACGTAAGTTACCTCATTCGCACCCCATCCTCAAAGCCGCCCGCGCCTACAAGCGCGTTTGGAAAGGCGTCTGCGGCGGGGCTTCGTGGAATGACATCCACCGCAATGCGATGCCGCTGCTGGCCCGAATGGCCCGCCAAGCTCAAGAGGCTTCCGCAGCTACAACGAGGATCGCGCCATGATGTGCTACATGGATGCGACGTTTTGCCCCGGAGAAGGGTGCCAGATGTTTGACGGTTGCGGGCGGGCCCTAACCCAAGAAGTGCAAGACCGAGCTAAAGCCTTGGGCTTGCCTATCGCCCAATACGTAGAGCCGAAGAAACTTCATTGCTACGTGGAACCAACGGTTAGTTCTCGGGACCCGGAGGAAGACATGCTGCTAGCAGACGGCTTTGAAGAAGCCCTTATCGGCACAGCACGCCGATTGAATGGCCCGCCCCTCGCCGTCTACGACCGAACCCGGTGCATCGAAGTCTTAGCTCGGGACATGAGCTACGAGGAAGCCGAGGAATTTTTTGAATTCAACGTAGCGGGGGCGTGGCTCGGAGAAGGGACCCCAATGTTTATCGACACGGATAATTTATGAACAAAACAATAAACCTCAAAACTAATCTAAAGAAGTACGTCGTGGTGATTGACCAAGACGTCCCCATCGTACCCAAGCAGTCACTGTCTTCTAGGACCGCGCATCCAATGGCTTTCCTTCTGAAGAAGATGGAGGTGGGTAATAGCTTTCAGTGGCCGCTCGACGCGCCCGGAAACTTCAACACCTTGCGAGCCGTGGCTACGTACTACGGAAAGAAATGGGGCAGGAAGTATGTTGGGCGGCAGGTCGTTGCAACTAAGGGGCGCAAAGGGCTCCGAATCTGGAGGACAGCATGAACGACGAACACGACTACGACGATCGCTGTGACGGTGAGCAACGCGAAGCCGACGTTTGGAATGCCGCAAAAGACGGGTGTGAACGTCTGGGGATTCCCTTCGACCCAGTCGCTGAAGGCTTAGTTGAAGAAGAGGAGGACTCCGAATGAACTACAGCCCGGAGGGAATGTTCTTAATTGGTATGGCCGTCGGGCTTCTGCTCGGCGGATTCTCAACGTACGGCTTCGTCTTTGCATGGGCTATGCGCTACGGGAAGTCCAAGGAAGAAGAGGAGGATGGCGAATGAGCGACACACCAGAAACAGACGCCGCTGCATTGCATGACGGCACCGTTGTTTCAGCGGACGTGGCTCGACAGCTGGAGCGCGAGCGCGACGAGGCGCGGGAGGCCGCAGAACGATACCGCCGCAAAACTCTTTCGCAGGACGCCGAGATTGCGGAGGCGCGGGCGGCATTGCGAGAGATTCGCAATTTAATCCAACGACCTGCCGCATGGGGCAACCCAAACAATGTGAGCGGATCTCTCGTGGCCATTGACGACATTTGCGAGGAGGCGAAATGAACAACCTCTACGAAACAATGGAAGCCACGCTCTGCGAGATGCAGGGACTGCGAGACGAACTTGCGGAGGCGCGAGAACAACTACGACTCACACAGGCAGAGATTGAGGAGCAAGCCCGCCTACTAGGCATGGGGGGAGAGCGCGAAGCCCGACTCATTACGGAGCGCGACGAGGCGCGGGGTGTAGTATTAAAATATCGGGAAGCCGCATCGGAGTTAATCCGGCTGCTAGAGATCGAGGAAGAGTCAGACTCAGGCACCTCGTTCAAACCAAACCGGATAAACTCGTGCCGCATCATGGACACGATGCAGATGAATCAGTGTCTGAAAACTTTGAAAGGGTTGTCTCAATGATGCTCGAATTTCAAAGACCCTTCTGTGTGAAGACCCCGATCGGTTACGGCTGGGTCATCTACGTCTGCCGAGAGAGTCATCTGGCAAACGACATCTGGACCGTGGCGATGGAGGACGGCGGGGACATCGCGCATTTCCGGACGGACCAAATTAAAGCGCTGCCGAACGGAACCTTGGACATCACTAAAAAAGATGAGACGTAAAACTACACTATTAACAGCAGTTGTGCTAGCCGTTCTGTATCTCATGCTAGCTTGTTGGCTCATGGGTTGTGCGACCTGCATACCAGAGCAGCCAATGGCTCGGCCTTGGAATTTCCCCGAGGCGCGGGAGTGGAACCAACCATTGGAAACGAGCTGGCAAAATGCCGTCGATAATTGGCGGAGGTTGACTACGCCC